GCCATGATCCTGGACTGGCAGGGGTTGCCGTCTGAGTTTGAGGGCAATATAGCGACTGCATACGGCAAAACCAACGAGGCCAATGCACGATTTGCTTTTGAAGTGGATCACCCGCAATTAACCGTAGTGGATGCACCGTTCTTTCCCAGGGATGATTTTCTGGGCGCGTCCCCATATGCGCTGATCGATGATGACGAGATACTGGAAATTAAGTGCCCGTTCGGATTGCGTAATGCAGAAGATCCGCAGTTCAAGAGCCTTGAGGATCAACCGCATTACTATGCACAGGTACAGATTGAGATGTTTTGTTCCAGTAGGCATATGACTAATTTTATGCAATGGAATCCGAGAACCTATCACGTTCAACGCGTTCCCCTGGATATGGAATGGTTAGATAATAATCTCCCTATACTGCGCCAGATTTGGGAAAAATTTGTGGACATCCGGGACCAGCCAGTAGATATGCCGGAATGCCCGGAATCCTTGTCGTATGCAGCAGCGTTGACCGCCAAAGAGGTTGCAGATGCGAACTATGATGCTGCTAAAGCAGCTCTTATCCGACTGGCACGCGGTGATAAAGACAGGATTGGGATATTTACGCTATCAAAAGTTGAGAAAAAAGGCGCTGTCTCCTACGCCAACCTCGTTAAGGACTTGATCCCAGACGCAGACGTTGAGCTATACCGTGGGAAGGCCTCTGAGTATTGGCTTGTAAAATAAGCTCGTGATATAATGCAAAAGCAGCTAGGGGGCACCCGAAGGCCGGATTCATTCACCGGTAGCTGCAACACTCTGAATGCCCTAATGAGGAATCGTAGCATGATCGAAGTACCCCTGACACAAAACCAAGTCGCTTTGATCGATAATGAAGACTTTGAGATGATCTCGAAGCATACGTGGCGCGCTCATTGGAATCCATCCACAAATTCATTTTATGCCGCGACCACCATCCGCACGCAAGACGGGAAACGGACAACGCTACTAATGCACCGCCTAATCAAGGATGCGCATCCTGGCGAGCAGGTGGACCACATTCATCATTTGACACTCGATAATCGCAGGTCGGAACTTCGGTTATGCACTCAAAGTCAGAACATGTGCAACAGCGGAAAGCGCGAAGACAACACTTCCGGATACAAGGGTGTTTGTTGGAATAAGCATAAACAAAAATGGCAGGCACAGATCTGGGTAAACGGCAAGAGAAAGAATCTAGGTTACTTTGACACCCCCGAACTCGCCCACGAAGCGTATTGCAATGCGGCTCTTGAGTTTCACGGCGATTTTGCAAAAACAGCATGACTATGCAACTGCGTCCATACCAACAAGAGGCATTTCTTGCAGCAAGAGGTTGGATCACAAAATGTATTGATCCTTGCCTGATTGAGATAGCCACGGGGGGCGGAAAATCGCATATCGTCGCCGCGCTGGCCCATTATATCAACTCTCGATACAAGAAACGCGTTCTGTGCTTGGCACCATCAAAGGAGCTGGTCGATCAAAACCACAAGAAGTATTTAGCAACAAAAAACCCGGCTAGTATTTACTGCGCATCCATCAGCAAATCAGTAGCGCATGATGTTGTTTTCGGTTCGCCCGTATCTGTGCTGAACGGCTTGAATAAATTTTCAAAGGGAGATTTTGGTGCCGTCATCATCGATGAGGCTCACGGGATGACACCGACCGTGCGTAAGATCGTTGAAGGTATGCGTACCGCAGAGCCAAGATTACGAGTTATTGGCATGACGGCTACCCCATACCGCTCAGGAACAGGCTACATCTACGGCCATACCGCGCAAGGTGTCGCAGTGGAAGAAACGATTGACCCGTATTTCCACACGTTGATCTATCAGATTCAGGCACGGGAATTGATCGAAATGGGGTACCTGTCTCCTGTCCACGCAGATCCGGCGCATACCGATGGATACGATACATCGAGCCTTATACTCAACAAAATGGGGAAGTATGATGCGCAGGATGTGGAGCGTGCGTTTGAGGGCCACGGGCGCAAGACCTCAACTATTATCGCGGACGTGGTGGAGCACAGCTTGCAGCGGAGGGGAGTTATCATCTACGCGGCCACCATCGCGCACGCACAGGAGTGCATGGCCAGCCTGCCGGCGCACTTATCCGCCGTGGTCACCGGCGATACCAAGAAGTCGGAGCGCGAGCGCATCCTCCGGGAATTCATGGCGCAGCGCCTAAAATATCTGGTGAATGTTGCCGTTTACACGACGGGATTTGATGCCCCGCATGTAGACGTAATCGCCATACTACGCGCTACGGAATCGCCTGGACTGCTACAACAGATCATCGGGCGCGGACTGCGATTGAGTTCAGGAAAATCAGACTGCTTACTTCTGGATTACGCCGAGAACATCACACGCCATTTTCCTGATGGCGATATATTTGCGCCGAAGGTAGAGGCCCGCGCTCCGTCCAGTGGAGAGCCTATGCCCGTAATCTGCCCACTGTGCGGAGGTGAGAACATGGTATCCGCCCGCAAGAACGACGAAGGATTCGAGCACGACGAAAATGGGTATTTTCTGGACTTGGCAGGCAACCGTATAGAAACAGAATATGGTCCTATGCCGAGTCATTATGGCAGGCGTTGCACGAGTGAACAGATAAATAAAGCTGGAACCCATGAGCGATGCGGGCATAGGTGGAGTCCAAAGATCTGCCCGGAATGCGAGCACGAGAACGATATTGCAGCTCGCCGGTGCGAAAAGTGCCGAGCTGAGCTGGTAAACCCGAACGAGAAATTGGTAATCGAGTTCCGTCGAGTCAAGAAGAATCCGGGGGTTCCTACCAGTGACAAGGTGTTGTCTTGGCGGTTACAGAAATGGGTATCCCAGTCCGGTAATGAGTCTTTGCGCGTGGATTGGGTGACAGAATGTGCTCGGTTTTCTGTGTGGTATCATGACAAATCCAGTACCAGCCAAGGGCAGCAAGCCTGGGGCGCGTTGAGCCGTGCGGTATTCCGAGGACGGGTAGCGCCGGATCTGGATGCTTTCATGCAGAACATAGAAAAGGCCACGATGCCATCCACCATATCCGCCTACCGGCCACCTGGAACGGAGTTTTGGCGCGTGAAGTCTTACAATGATCCATTACTTGAGGAGCCAGAAGCGTGAAAATGCACCCAGATATCCCTGTGTATGGAGATATGGCCTGGCGTGGAGCTTGCCCTACTGAAATAGCAGAACAGATCACATTTTTCCAGTGGCTTCGTGTGCAATATCCGCACAGCTATGGATTGATCGCCCTGCATCCGCGTAACGAGGGCAAGCGGCACCACGCTCAGACCATTATGCAGAAGGCGGAGGGAATGGCCGTGGGCGCGCCGGACATCATCATCCCTGGCAGCCCTACATGGCTGTGCGAACTGAAACGCCGGGATCATACCAAGTCAAAATGGCAAAACGGCCAGCAAGAATACCTGATCGCGGCCAAGGAAGCAGGCGCAACCGTAGGGGTGGCGCTGGGTTGGGAAGCTGCAATTATTTATCTAAAAAAACACTTGCAAGCATTCTAACAAGAGACTATTATCAACCCATAGCAGCAACGCAACCCACTCAACAAAGGAGATACACCATGACTGCATCAGATAGCTTCATCAAAAAACTTCAGGCCACCGTCAAAGGCAACGCCGACCGCGGCGCATTGCGGGATGTGCAAGCCCTCAAAATCATTGAAGGCCGCGAAAAAAGCAATACTGAATACACCGCGTGGCAGAAAGCCCATGCGTCTATCCGTAAATAGGAGGTACCCAATGTTTGACTACGCCGCCTCCACTCAAATCGACCGCCTCGCCTCTGCCCACCAGAGGCACGAGGACGACGTGGCGCAGGACGAAGCCGACGCCGAAGCACTCGCAGCCAGGGCTGCTGCGTGGATCAAACACTCTGACAATATGCTCGAACTGTCTGGATGGTTCAGCGAGGACGAGTATGCACGCCTAGCCAAGTTGGACGCGATCATCAACGACGAACTGTCGCGGCCCTTCACTGGAGACACAATCCGCGAAGTAGAGGTCGGCGTGCGCGAATATTCGGAGCAAAAGCGCCAGATTTATATCTCATGCGCGATTCAGTATGCGGCAAACTTCAATAATCTTGAAAGTGAAGGAGAATTATCTTGACCGACATAGACCTGATATACGACGCAGCCCAGATGGCCGAGCGCCGTGAGCAGCGGCGGTACGAGATTGCGAAAGAGCTGTTGGTACACGCAATTAAAACTTCACTGGATCGGGGCGATCCAGAATTTGCGCGCGATGCGCCGAGTCAATCCTGCATCATGGCCGACGCTCTTCTGGCAGAACTGGAGCGCACGAAATGAACACGAAAGATATGAGTGATCTATACACCCCTCTGGAATACCGCAAACTCCGCGAGCAGCGCGTTTACGAGATAGTGCAGAAGTGCTTGGTCGATCAGGTGGCGTGTGTGGGGGCGGAGGGCATCACGAGACAAGAGATCCGGGGGTGGATTGATCTGGCGGTGGTTTTGATTGACGAGTTGGAAAAACAATGAGTTTAGCCATCTTCACTATCGTTTGCCTGGCGTGGACTGCCGTTGTTTTATGGGTTGCACATGGGCGGCCGCACGGGCCGCGGGGGCCGCCGCATGGGCCGCCGCAGGGGACGCACGGGCGGCAGGGGCCGCGCAATCTACCGAATTTCTGCGCGTGGTTGCGGAAACAGGGGCAAGATGATGGTCGCCAAGCTCCAACCCCAGAACGATCTGCAGCGCGTAAGCCAACTGCTCTCCACGGACCCACAAGCAGGTGCAGGGTCCAGACGTGGCCGGCAGCACCACAACCAGCAGCGTAAAAGGAGAACATCATGAACACAGTAATTGCAGAATACAGCCCCACCGCCGCAGCACTGGCAGAATTGCGCCAGAAGTACGAAAACGCGGTTTTTGAAGTGGGAACCGCGAACGGCATGGCCAAGGCTATCGCTGCCCGCCGTGCCGTCAGAGAGCCAAGGATCGCCGTGGAGAAGCTCCGTAAAGAGTTGAAGTCACCAGCGCTTGAGCGGTGCCGGTTGATTGATTCAGAAGCAAAAGAACTTATCCAGCAGCTTGAAGAATTGGAAGGCCCCATCGACGCCCAGATTAAGGCCGAGGAGCAGCGCAAGGCCGAAGAGAAGGCCGAGCGGGAGCGTATTGAGCGGGAGAAGATGGAGGCATTGCAGAAGCGCGTGGCCAGCATCCGTGAGCAGCCCGTATGTGTGGTGGGCAAATCTTCGCACGCGGTCGCCGAGATCGTTCGCCTCCTCTCTTCGCTTGAGATTGACCAGACCTTCGGCCCACTCCAAGCGGAGGCCTATGCCGCCAAAGCCGAAACGCTGGCCACCTTAGCCGACATGCACGCCGCAGCACTCGCCCAAGAAGCCGAAGCCGAACGCCTCCGCATCGAGCGCGAAGAGCTTGAGGCCCAGCGCAACGCCCAGGCGGAGCAGGCAGAACGTGATCGGGCGGAACTGGCCAAGCTGCGCGAAGAAGCGGCAGCCAGACAGGCGGCAGCAAAGGCTGAGATGGAAAAACAGATGGAAGAGGAGCGGCAGATGGTCGCAGCTGAGCGTGCCGAAGCCGAGAAAGTGCGCCTTGCAGAGCTAGCCAAGCAGCAGGAGATCGAGCGCCAGGCCGCAGCAATCCGCGCCGAAGAGGAAGCCAAAGCCAAGGCCATCCGCGATGCAGAGCAGGCCGAGATCGACCGCCAGCGTGCCGAGATCGAAGAACAGCGGCGCAAGGTCGAGGCCGAGCGATTGGCGCAGGAAGAGGCAGCGCGGAAGGTGGAGGGTGGGTATCAGATGCTTGAGGGCTTCGTGGAGAGGTTCGGGGCTGAGAAAGAGTTTTTCGCCATTGCAAAGCAGATCGGCAAGTGGCTGGACGGCAAGAATCAGGGGGCCGCATGAGCGCCGTCCTGCAACCTCAACCGCCCTTGGGCATCATCCACGGCCTCAGCAACGAGTCCTACCACTCAGGCCCAGGCATCAGCAAGTCCGGCCTAGACGACATGGACCCGCCCGCCCGCTACTACGCCCTGCACCTGGACCCCAAACGCCCAGAGCGCGTCCAGACCGCAGGCCAGCGCGTGGGGACACTCGCACATTGCGCGATTCTGGAGCCTGAGCAGTTCGCAAAGCGGTATCGGGTAGGCCCCGATGTAATCCGATCGACGAAAGTGTGGAAAGCGTTTGAGTCTTCACTCCCCGCTGGCACAGAGGCCATAAAGCCCGACGAGGCCGAAGTGGCATGGATGCAGCGGGAGCAAGTCATAAAGCTGCCAGGCATGAAGGAGATTCTGAGCGCTGGCGTGGCGGAGGCATCCGCGTTCTGGGAGGACCCGTACACGGGTGTTTTGTGCCGGTGTAGGCCGGATTTTGCTGCCGAAGATGTCCTGATCGACCTAAAAACGGTAGGGAGAGGAGATGCATTCGGGTTCCAGCGCCAAGCTCCAACACTCAATTATCACATTCAAGATGCCTTTTACACCTGGGGCTACTCGGTGGCGTCCGGCCAACAGATAAAGGATTTTTGGTTCCTGACCGTAGAGACCGAGTTTCCCTATCTTGTTTCTCGTCATCGGCTGCCGGTCGAGGCGAAAAGCGAAGGCATCCTCCAGGTCCGCAAGAAGTTGGATCTGTACGCAGATTGCCTGAGTAAAAACGAATGGCCCGGCTATCCGGGAGAAATACAGACCGTAAATTGGCCCGCATGGGCACTCACTGAGGAGATATAACATGGCTGCCGTATTGAACCCATTTGAACGCCCGACACAGTCCGGGACCGCCGTAGCACAATCGGACCAGCAGCGTGCGATTGCCGAAGTCCAGGCCGCGATGATGATCGCCCGAAGGATGCGAACGAGGCGGCGGACGTAATGACCGACCCTGATGTGGACGGACTCAACGCCGAAGACGCCAGCAAGCTGATGGCGGCCTATCGGTCGAAGTGGGGTGAAGAATGACCCCCATTTCAAACCGCCGTCGAGTTCACGAAGCTCTGATGCTTCTCGGGGTAGCAAGTGCCAGCGACATCATGGCGATGACCGGGTTGCAGCCAGCAGCCGTCAAAGACGCCATTCACGCGCTTAAGGCGAATGAAAGTTGCTTTACAGTGCGGCGAGGTGGTGGGGCCGTCAGCAGCACATACAGGGCTGTAGAGACCACATTCTCGGCAACGAAGAACATGCAGCCGGTGTTGTCTGTCTTGCACAGGATCGACGGCCCGGTCACGACGCACGAGATAGCGAAAGGCGTGCGGCTGGCCACTCGGCACTGTCGTCGCCCCTTGGAATTGCTTAAAGAAGCGGGCTTTATCACCGGCAAGCCATCCCGCAGAACGACAGAATGGGCTCGCGTTCCGGGAATGGAGTTGCCGCCGTTGAGCCATCCGACGGTGTCTGGTAAGCAGTCGAGGAAGTTTTTGAGGACGTTTCAGGTGGCCAATCCGGATTGGGTCCCGCAGCGAGATATGACGGCGTTTTTAACATCCATGGCATCGTCAACTCGACCGTAACACTTGACACAGATACATGGCATGGCTATTATATAGCCATGCACTAACCGATAGGAGCACAGCAATGAAGCAAATCCACATTACGATGCCGGAGCAGATGATCGCGGCACTCAAGGCGAAAAGTATTGATACTGGGCTGGCCGTAGCTGAAATCATTCGCCGCGCGGTGGATGCGGCGATGGCGTCTGGTGGTGGGAGATGAATAAATTTGAAGTATGGTGCCCGGAGTTGGGCCAGACACGAGATGACGCAAAAACCATAAACGCATTCGACGCTGAACTGGCGGCAACACTGTGGGCTCATTGGCACGATGGATACACAGCCTGTTTTGAGATTGTTAACGGCATCGAACTATTGGTCTGCGTGTCTGAGTGCGGGACCGATACCGTCCAGGAGTTTACGATGTACGGAGAAATGGAGCGCGTTTACAGGTGTCGTGGCGTGAAGAAAGGGGTTTAAGAATGGGCAAACAAGCACGTATCAACGCAGCAAGAAAAGCAGCCGGACTGCCGGTGGACGATAACGGGTATCACAGGAAGCCGCAGTCTACGCGGGTTACTCCGGTGGTGCGGAACAAGATGATTTTAGCGGCGATGATGGCCGCGATAAAGGGAGGTGGAAAATGAGTGGTTTTAAGGTTGGCGACAACGTGCGGTTGGAAGGCACGATTATTAATATGTTCGCCGGATGGGTAGGCGTGCGGATACTTGCCGATCAAGGGCTTGGTTGCAGCTCGATGAAGATAGATGTACTCAAGCACGCCACGCTGGTCGAACCAGCGGATAAAGTCGCCGAGAATAAGATGCTGGATTTGAGCAAGCCGGTGCGGTTAATTAGCGGCTCAGAAGAGTTAGAGTTTATACAGCTAGCTACCAACGGAATGATAATAATTAAATGGCCATCAGGCTCTTTAGACGTGTTAACCCCTGATGAGATAGAGAACATCCCGGAACCCCCGCGCACAGCGACCCGCGAGATGGTAATGGTGGACGATGGTATGGGAACACAACCCTATATTTTATACGACCATATGGAATTTGAAGAAATATCGTTTGTCGGCAAAATCATCGCACGCGGCACGATCACACTGACGGAAGGTGATGGGATGGAGGGGGTCAAATGAACGACTGCTTCATCAACTGGCGTTTCGGAACTAGGCACCTACAAATCGGCAAGTGGTTCGTGCGTTTTAGGTATAATCCATACCACGCGGAACACAAGCCTGCAAAGTGGTTTCAAATATACTAACGAGGATCCTGATTATGAGCGCCCCAGACAAAATCTATGCCGCCGTGCTAAACGGCCATGTAACGATGGCGTGGTCCGATTGGCGCGAAGACAAGACCGACATCGAATGCATCCGCGCCCATATTCACGAGGCGCAGATTGAGGCGCTCAAGGCCGAAAACGCCGAGTTAACATCCGCTTTGGGCGTAATACACGAGCTGGCCCACAACGAATCAACGGGTCCAGTGTTTGAGGATGGATATTGGGCGATACGCGCTCTTGCGGGCGAAGCGCTGGGGGTCAAATGAAGCTTCAACGATACTCATTACATGACGTGGATATCATGGATTTTATCCTTATGCACGGGGCTATCTTGTGCAAGGATGATGACGTCGAAGCCCTAGAAGCCGAAAACGCCGCCCTCCACGCGGAATGTGACCGCCTTACCGCGATGCTTTGCAAGGTTCCTACTAAAGAAGCAGAAGCGGCTTACGACCAGATTGACCGCTACCTGAGAAACAACCTGGACGATTCAGAATATGCCGATATGTCTGCGGCGCTTGAGCACTGTTACAGGACTCTCCTTTACCCGCAGAAGGTGTTGAGTGCGGAGGAAGTTACGCAGCCCGGCCTGTACGCATGGAGAAAGGGCGAAAAAAAGCTTTTGTGGTGGGTGCTGGTCGAGTTTGCCGACATCTATAATCCGGGGAAAGGGGACGTTGAATCCGTATTATGCAGACGGTCTTTCCAGAATGGCCAGAAAGTTAGAGTGGTTGGGTGCGCGAGTCCCGGCCAATTCATCGGTCCCATCAAAATGCCGGAGGTGCAAGATGCTTGACCGCAAAGATGTAAAAGAAGGCTGCCTCTATCTTCTGAACGGAGAAGTGGTATCGGTATTCATGATTCATAAACCATCCAGCGGAGAATCTGTGACGTTATACACCCCCATGCCGGATGGTTGTGAGAACCCATATCCGTATCTTCGCAAAGGCACCATGCAAATGCGGAAATTTCAGAGAGCGGCGATAAAAATGCCTGAGGTGCGGGTATGAGCGAAGAACTAAAGCCGTGCCCGTTTTGTGGGTCTAATTTTGTCGATATGCACCGTGGAGGGTGGTGGGTGGTATGTGGTAATTGCGGCGCAGAGGGTCCGGCTAAAGAAACCAGAGAAGAGGCACTCGCCACATGGAACCGACGGGATACAGGAGGAGAAGATCATGATTAGCGATGAAGAATTGCAGGAAATGGTAGAAACGGAAGGCCGCGATTATGCGGAGCCTGAACAACTGATTGAGGCAATGGCCACCGAACTCCTCCAACTCCGCGAAGAAAAGCGCCAGGCCGAGGAAGCTCGTGAGATCGCGGAGCTAAAACGCCTACAGGCGAAATGTCCGACCACAGAAAGGGGTGAGGCATGAGCCAGACAGCAGGAAGGGAAACCCTCACGGAACTCCTGGTTCGTGAACGGGCTTTGGCCAGCGACAGGAAACGAGCGATCGAAGCCCATAAACAGATTCTCGGCGAGATTAACGTTCCCCTGAAAAAACGATTTGGCCTATATTGCGAAAAGTTCCAGCCGTTACTTGATCAGGCGAACGCATTAGGCCAAGAAATCGTAGAGATTCATGCGGAAGGTTTTAGTGAATGTAATATTGAATGGGGTAACGGCGGAATAATTACGCTACAAGTGGATGGTGAATTCACGCGAATTTTCACCAAGGACATGTTTTGCGGTGATTATGATGAATTCGCTGTTTATATACCTACTAAATATTTGGAAGAGGATGGCGAACGCCGTTTGCTTGAAGACGCCCAACGCCTGGAAGTCGAACTTAAGGCAACGCACATCGCCTTAGATGAGGCGAACCGACAAACGACAGAAAATTTGGAATACGCTGAGTTTGTCCGGTTACAGGCTAAGTTTTCGGTGCGCCCTCCTTCATGAGCACCAAAATCTATAACGGATTTTCCGTGGCCACGGACTCCGCCATGTGTCTAGGGAAAGGGGGCTTCATGAACAAGCAAAAATGCTCGAAGTGTATATTTCTGGATGTGCCGAGAGGGCGCGACGGAAAAGCACGGGTTTTCGGGCGATATAGCTATAGCTGCACCTGTCCAGCGAGAAAAACGGATGTCAACCTTCCATATAGCATGTCGAGATTCGGCAAGGGCTATTTTATCCCATCCCCATACATGTTGTCCGTGAAAGGGGATGACGGTGAATCATGCCCGAGATTTGTGCCCAAGGAGCATAATACAAGGAGAAGATCATGATCAGCGATGAAGAACTGAAACGCTATTCTGGTATATCTAACAGTAACCTGGTGCGCGAACTTTGCGACGAACTCCTCCAACTCCGCGAAGAAAAGCGCCAGGCCGAGGAGAATCGTGCAAAGTCGTGGGAGGGTGCGCCGGAGTGGGCGAATTGCAGAGCGAGAGATCAGGGTCGCGGATGGATTTATTTGGACCTGAAACCGTACCATGGGACAGACGAAGAGTGGGCTGAGATAGGGCGTTCCAGGGACGTGAGCATGGCCCCATCCTCGATCATCCAATGGATAGCCACACTGGAGACACGACCATGACCGACTCCGATAAGCTTCAAATACTGCGATCCCTGCGAAAGTGGGGAGGCAGCGATGGGATCAATTCGGCTGAAAACGTCAAGGCTGCTTTGGACTACGCCATCCAATGCTGCGAGGCCACCCAATCCCGCGCCAAGACTCTGCGCCATGACGAGATCACGGAGCCGGGGGTTTATCTCTCCAAGACGGCAGCCGGCGGGATAGTGCCGATGGCTATCCGGCAAGAACTGATTGATTCTGGGCATGTTTATAAAGGGTTGCTTTATCAAGGGCCCGTTGTTGAGTGGGTGGAAGAATGAAAGCCATAAGAAAGGGATTGCAAAATCACCCAGGGCGCGAGATAGCCATAGTTGGTACGGCGGGGTTGGCAGACATAGGTTTCACAAGGGGCGGCTGGCGTGGCGCGGGCTTATGCGTGATTCTCGCGCTCGTTGTGCTCTGGTTGCCGGTTCTGTGGAGTGCTCACACGATCGGGAAGGGTATGATTAGGAGGGGAGAGTGAACACCCCAGACCTATTCCCCGAAACGAAGCCGCCGCGTCAGGCTCCACGCAGATTGATGCACGTTTGCGATGCCACCGACGATGAAGACCCGGCATACAGTTCTGTGCGCTTCCATTGCGCCCAGTGTGGCCATGAAACCGATTGGGTAGACGGCCTAACCGTGACCGAAGCCAAGCGCGGGATACCGTGCCCGGAGTGTAACAAATGACCCTATACGAATTCCTACTCATCCACTACAAGCCCAGTCGATTCCAAGGCCGCGATGGCCCCGAGTGGGGTCACAACTATTCCCGCAACGTCTGTGCGAGCTATCAGGACGATCTCGACCACACGGGATACGCTTGCATCAGTCGCTTTGAATCAGCGACGAATGTGCCAATGAAATTCAACGCCGCTCTTGAGATCGTGCCGGAGCGCGAGGGGAATCGGATAAATCGGATGGGAAACGGACGGAAACGTACGGAAACGGATGCCGGAATTTCATTTAACGCACCTATTCTGATATAATCAACGATGCGGCTAGGGATGCATCCCGAACCCCTGCTAGTCACAGGTGCCGCAATCTCCGACTAACCTTTGACTGAGGACGCCTTGATGATTGAAATACCTTTAACGCAAGGCCAAGTGGCACTCATTGACGACGAAGACTTTGAGATTGTCAGCAAGTACAAGTGGTATGCGACGTGGAGCCCAGATACCAAGTCATTTTATGCCATGACCAACGTCCGCAAGTTAGACGGAAAACAGACAACACTGCAAATGCATCGCATCATTATGAATGCGCAGAAGGGCCAACAAGTAGACCACTTCCACCGCGACACGTTGGACAACCGGAAGTCGGAGTTGCGGTTGTGCTCCGGAAGCCAAAATCAGCACAACGCGGTCAAACGAACAGACAACACCAGCGGTTATAAGGGTGTCGGTTGGCATAAAGCAACACAAAAATGGCGCGCTCGGATCAAGCTGAACGGAAAGGAAAAGAGTCTCGGCTACTTTGCCACCCCGGAACTCGCGCATGCCGCATACTGCCGCGCCGCCGCCGAATTCCACGGCGATTTTGCGAGGATTGCATAGCCTTTAACGCTGCGCCCGCTGCCATCCATCCCAGCAATCCGGGCCACACCAGCGCCGCCCCTGCTCCACCGGATCCCCGCAATACAGGCATTCACCTGTCGCGCGGTGGCCTGTTGGTTTCCGCACCGCCAGCGCGGCGTCACGGTACATTTCTTCTAACTCGCATCCACGATCTATGTCGTCGGCCATCACGCCAGCGCCTCAAGATAGTCCCGCAAGTTATCCACGCGATTCGTCCAGCCATCCAGAAACACGGCCTGCGACGGATTGCTGAGCACGTCCTGATGATACCAGTCCTCGCGCAAGGCCAGGTACTTGATGACCGTGGGCCATACCTGACACCGGCCAGCAGCAGCCAGCGTTATCGGGCCGATAGCGCCGTCCTGTGCCACGCCAAGGGCCGCCTGCAACGTAAACGCCGCGCCACCTACCCCATGATTCACGCACCAATCGAAGTGGCAGATAGCGAGCTTTTCGGGAAGATCAGGACAATGCCCAGCCTCCCAGTACATGTGCTGATAGATGGCCTTGGCGGTGCTCAGGGGAAGTTTATCCACAGGAGACGGAGCGAGTCCCTGCGCCGCCGTGTAAACGTCCCATGTGCCCTGAGTGATGCCGTAGTTGGTAGGGCCGCCAGAGTCAGCGGGATTGTCAGAATAGCCACCCTCGGCGAAGATGGTGAATTTCAGGGCGAGCGCGAAGCTGGATATGGCCATTACGGCACGGCCACGGGAGCAATAGGCTGACCATCCGCCTTAATAGCCGCCGCAGTAGTTCCCGCCGCGTTCCAAGCCGCGACCGTCTGCGGAATCTCGCCAGCAAGTGTGGCGATAAGGGTGTCCAGCGCAGTCTGACTAATCGCGCCCTGGCTGTAGAGCTGCTGCATCTGCATGCCGCCCTGCATGATAGCGATAGCGGCTTCTGTTGCGGGTAAAATCATGGCTGCCATGTCTGTGCTCCTTATTTGAGTGCCGGGGTAGACGGGCTTACGACCGACTGGATGGCGTTGATGTTGTTGACGGCGGTTGCAATCGAGAGCATTGCCGCGGTCGGATTGGCCGGCAGACTGTTCGGCGGGCAATAGGTGTCGAACACCGTCGCCGCTTGGCTGACGGTAAGCACTTGTGCAGGGGTAAGCTTGCCGTTCGCCCGGGCGATGGACAGGACTGCAAGGCTGGTGTTGTACCCAATGCAGGTCCCAGCATAGGTGATCTGCCCGACCGGGGCCGCGTTGACGCTGTTGGCTGATGTGGAAGTGGTGGACGGCATGGCACAAGCTGCCAGTGCCAGCGTCATAAGTGCCGTTAAAAACAGTTTGATCTTCATTGGGGAGACTCCTGTATTGCTTGTGGTGGTGTTGGTGTGAGGACCATTCCGGTGGCGTCACCCATATGGTCTGGCATGGGCCCCATTTTCCCAGCGTCAGGAATATGGTCTGGCTCAGGTGCCGGAGAATTAAGCATCTTCACGATATGATAGAAAAATGCGCCAATAATCAGCCCCTCCCAGTGCTTATACTCAGCAGGGGGAATCTTGCCGGTGAGAATCAGGCCACCGATGACGCCGCCGACCGCGAGTGTGCCCAGCCATTGCCGGGTATTGCGTTCGATTTTGATGTTTACCATTTCAGCCTCTCCCGATAAAACAAGCGGTCATAACATCGTTCTTGGTGGTAAATCAATTCGTTAAAACGGTGGTGGTATCCCTGATATTTCAGCACCAACGCCTCGCATTTCTTGGTAGACTGCGCGTCATTGATTTGTTTCTGGACACGCTCTTCTTTGCGGAAAAGCTGAAATATTGGTGCTATATACTGCTGGCATTGAATCGCTACCATCTGAGCCCCCTATTGCCAATTCCAAATCCACCGAACAAGACCACCATCAGGCACCTGCGCCTGCCGATCCTGCACGACACTCTGCCACTGGACAGACTGCACAATCTTTTGTTGACCGTACTGCCCGATGCCTATCTGGGGGGTGAACAAGGGCACGAGCGACAGGTGCATAGCGAGGATTAGGGCGACTGGAGCCATATCACGACGCCATCCAGCGTTTGCCAGCGCCGGACGCCAGGTACTTGCTCACGGCATTATAGCCTATTTCCACAAGCCCCTGCTTTTGTGCTTTCGTCATGTGCCGGTTGAGGAACCCCAGCGACCCGCCGGGTAGGTCGATCACCGGGACGCCTTCTTTCTTTGCCAGCAGCACGCTATCCCGCTCAGACGCGGCGAGCATCATATCCAGCAGCCGCTCTTGCCGGTCAAGCCATCCTTTGATCGGGCCTTCCTTGCTGCGCTCTGTGACCCGGAACGCGAGCCGGGGATGCTTGCCGTGCAGGTATGTGACCGGCAAATTCATCATGACACCACCGTCACAGTAACGCCCCTCAAACGCCGGGAACACTTCCGGGATCGAGAAGGATGGCAGCACGGCTTTCCAGACGGGCAGATCACCTTCACCGGCATAGAGACTGCTGAATGACGCGGGCCGCTTCAACAATTCGTCGCCGCATACCGCAATCAAGGGCGTCGTGCAGTCGGCCAGCGATTGCTCTTTGGTGATCTCCTTGAGCCACGAAGTTGCGTTAGCATTGGACGCGGCGTACCCCCGAAAAGGGTAAGTCCATGCGCGGATCGGGATGAGCTTGCGGAAGTCGGCGTCCAGCACCACGTCCTCCATCTCCCGGCCAGTCATGCCGAGAGACATACAGCCCGCGACTATAGCCCCCGCGCTTGCACCGGCGTTGAGCGTTGACACAATCCCCGCATCATCTAGCGCCATGACACCGCCGACATGCAGGGGCGCGTAGGTGCCCGCACCGGACATGCAGAGTTCGATTTTATGTGCTTGTGCTGACATGCTATCCCCTTGTTCCACGACGCGGCTTTTCCCATAATACGCCCCGGTGTGGGGACGCGCAACTACGCCAGCATTTCTGGGTACACCGTTGATCGACTGACTTCCCCGAACTCGCTGTGATAGCACAAGGCGGTCATCTGGCGGTCCGAGAGATAGCCGTGCCTCGCGGCGTAGCTGTCTCTGGCGGAGATCGTGGAGTGTTGGATAACGGTCGCGCCATTGTATTCCTTCTGGTCAACGTGATGCTGATGGCCGGTGTGAATGTAGCACTTCGTCGTTTGGCCCCACA